CCCTTCGTCTCTCTCCCCGAGGGGAGCCTAGGGGGGGTGCCGGGAGTCATGGACAACCTCACCGCTGCGCAGTCTGGCGACGTTCGGACGGCGCTGGAGGTGCTGCGGGACACCCTGGCCGAGCGCATCGACACCACAGACAAGGACGTGCACGCGCAGCTCGCAGCGCAGTACCGGGCGACGCTGGAGGCCATCGCGGCACTGGAGGTGCCCGAAGCCAAGAGGGGGACCGTCGATGAACTTCGAGAACGCCGCGACGGTAAGGGTCGGCGCACAACGTCCGACGCATCTTCTAACGCCTGAAGGCCGATTCGACTTCTCAGACGGTGACGACGCGATCGCGCTGGCGTCCGCGCTGGGGCTGGACCTGCTGGAGTGGCAGCGATGGCTGGTCCGCTGGATTCTTGCGGTGGACGAGAATGGACACCCGGCCTGCCGTCAGGTGGTCCTCGTCGTCCCGCGTCAGAACGGCAAAGGCGCAGTGCTCGAGGCCGTCGAGCTCTACTGGCTGATCGTGGCCGGGATCAAGACGACAATCCACACGGCACACGAGGCCGACACGGCGGCCGGACATCAGGAGCGGCTGGAGTCGCTGATCTCTGAGCCACTGATCGACCTGCCGGCGCTGCGGTCATACCGCTCCAACGGCAAAGAGCGCATCCGCAATCTTGACGAGCGGCTGCTGCTCCAGTTCCGCACCCGGACCAAGGCCACGAAGCGCGGGTCATCCCCCCAGCGTGTCGTGCTCGATGAGGCGCAGGAGCTACAGACCGAGCACCTTGCCGCGCTGGTCCCGGCAATGGCGGCGCAGTCGATGGACGTCTCGTCGATGCCGCAGCTCATCTTCGCCGGCTCGGCACCGTTGCCGCGCTCGGTCTACCTGCACGACCTGCTGCGGCGAGTGCAGGCGACGAAGCCCGACCGCACGCTGCTGGCAATGTGGGCCGGCTCGCCCGACGACGACCCGACCGACGTTGACGTCTGGTATCGGACGAACCCGAGCCTGGGCGTGCTGATCTCCGAGGACTACGTCAGGGAGACTGAGTTCCTGACGCTTTCGGCCGACGATTTCGCGGCCGAACGTCTCGGGGTGCCGCAGGGTGGCGACTCCGTGGGCGATGGGCCGATCTCGGTTGAGCGGTGGAAGGCGCTGACCGATGGCGAGTCGATGGCGACGGATGAGTCGGCGTCGATCGGGCTTGATGCGCCGCTGGACCGTCGCTCGGCGTGTTTCTCGATCGCGGGAGTGCGCACGGATCGCCTGCGGCATGGCGCCATCCGCTACTGGGTGCCGCCCCACAGGCTCAGCGAGTTGGTCTCCATCGCACAAGCGCTGTCGACTGGTCACGGCGTGCCGATCCACCTTCCTCCCAAGTCTCCGGCCCTTGCGTGGCGCCAGTCGCTCGTGGACGCCGGGGTGGACGCGCGCGAGGTCAAGGCTGCCGACTTCGGTGAGGCTCAGCAGGTGATTGAGCAGGCCGTGGAAGACGGCACGTTCCGCCATCGCGGTCAGCCCGAGATGGTCACCGCCGTTACGGGCCTGGCGTCCCGAGTGTCCGGCGACACGTCCCCGTGGTCGCGTCGCTCGTCGTCGTCCAACGTCGCCCCACTGTTCGCCCTGGCTGCCGCGGTGGCTGGGAGCACGTCCACTAGCTCGAGGTCCGCATACGAGGACCACGAGCCCATGTTCGTCTGAAAGGGGTGTGGTCGACCGTGGTCGCTGGGCTCATCGCCGCATCCCTCATGGTTGCTTTCGTCCTGTGCGCCGTCGCCCTGTCGTGGTGGACGTGGCGCCCGCTGGTCAAGCGCCGCGCTGTCGTGCAGCTCGACGACGGCACGGCGTTCGATGGCGTCGTGATGTCCCGTCGTGGGCCGCTGCTGGTCCTGGCTGACGTGACGGTGCGCATCGCCGGCAACGCACAGCGGATCGACGGTCCGGTCGTGGTCGAGCGCACCCGCGTCGTGTTCGTGCAGGTGGTCTGACATGGGCTCGATCACCTACTACGTGAACGGCATGCCGGTCACGGTCAGTGACCGCACCTACTCGCTGGACTCGTCGATGTCCCCGGTCGCCCCTGCCGCGTTCAAGTCGTGGGGTGAGGGTAGTTCGGTGGAGTCGCTGTGGCGCACTCAGCCGGCGCTGCGCATGGTGACGACGTTCCTTGCCGACAACCTCGCGCAGGTGCCGATTCACGCGTTCCAGCGCAAGGCCAACGGCGACCGCGACCGGCTCGACCGCAAGCACCCCCTGTCGCGGGCGCTGCGCTCTCCTGACTCGCCCCGCACGACTGCCTACGACCTGATGCGCACGCTCGTGCTGGACGTCTGCCTACGCGACCGCTATGCCGCTCAGGTGTTCATCGACGCGAACGGCGCCGCGCAGATCGTGCGACTCCCCCCGGCGTCGTGGAAGTTTGAGCGGGACTCGACGAAGCGCCCGAAGTCGATCAAGGCGCGACGCTCTGATGGCTCAGAGTTCACAATCGGGCTCGACCGCGCACTGTGGGTTGACGGCTATCCCTCCGAGGATGACACGTCCCCGATTGCGTCTCTTCGCGGCATCCTCTCCGAGCAGGATCTAGCATCCGAGTACCGCCGTGACCTGTGGGTCAACGGCGGGCGCATGCCGGGCTGGATCGGCCGCCCAGAAAACCAGAAGTGGTCGAAGGAGGCACGCGCATCCTTCCGCGAGGGCTGGCAGAAGTACGCAAGCGGGGGTGTCCGGGCGGGCAGCACGCCCGTGCTCGAGGACGGCATGGAGTACCACGAGCTGTCCAAGGGCATCACCCCTGAGAATGGGCAGCAGCTCGAGGCCCGCAAGCTCGCCATTGCCGAGGTCGCCAACGCCTTCCACATTCCGCCGCAGATGGTCGGGCAGGACTCCGGGGCGTCATATAACAGCGTTGCGGGATACCGGGAAATGCTCTACACCGACACCCTCGGGACGTGGTTCGAGCGGCTGGACGGCGCGTTCAACGCCCGGCTCGTGCCGCAGCTCGCGGACCCCGACGAGGTGTTCACCGAGTTCAACGTGGCCGCCAAGTTGAGGATGGCGTTCGAGGATCAGGCGCGCATCTTCCAGACCGCGACGGGTGGGCCGATCATGACCCGCGCAGAGGCTCGTCAGCGCCTCAACCTGCCGCACCTTGACGGCACGGACGACCTGATCGTGCCCATGAACGTGACCGAGGGCGGGCAGGCGTCGCCCACCGACTCCGGTTCGCAGAACCAGAAGTGAGGACACCCGCCATGCCTGACTACCCACTCTCCCGTGACGCGCTCATGGCGCGAATGGCCGGCCCCCGCGCCGCGTCGTGGCTCGACGTGCGCAACGTCGCGGACGGCAAGGCGACGATCCGCCTGCACGACGTCATCGGCGACTACTGGGCAATGACCACGTCCGCTGACGTGGCCGCGGTCATCGACGCCATCGAGGCCGACGAGATCACCGTCTCGATCAACTCGCCGGGCGGGAACATCTTTGACGGGGTCGCCATCTACAACGCGCTGAGAGCCCACCCGGCCCGGATCGTGACCCGTGTCGACGGTCTGGCCGCGTCGATCGCCTCAGTCATCGCTCAGGCGGGCGACGAGCGGCAGATGATGGGCGGCTCGCAGATGATGATCCACAATGCCTGGGGCGTGGCGATCGGCGACGCACCAGACATGCGGAAGATGGCCGAAGTCCTCGACCACCAGAACCTCGTCATCGCCGAGATCTACGCGCAGCACAGCGCGACGGACGCGGCTGACCTGCTCGACCTGATGACCGCGGAGACGTGGTTCACCGCGTCTGCTGCCGTCGCCTCTGGCCTCGCTGACGTCGTCGTCGGCGCATCGGCCCCCACATCTTCCGACGCGGCCGATGCCGCGACGGATGGCGCGTCGAATTCCTTCGACCCGTCGCTTTCCCTGGCTCTGCTCGACCTCTGAGCGGCCTTCACCCCAACCCCGAAAGGAGTAGGCGCATGCCTACCATTCTGGAGCGGTACACGGCTGCCAAGCAGGCCGCGACCGAGCTGCACAACAAGGCCAAGTCCGAGGACCGGGCCTTCACCGACGCCGAGCGCACCGAGTTCGACGCGCTCGTCACCGACGCGACCGCCCTCAAGGCGCAGCACGAGCGCGCGTCGCAGGACGTCGCCGCACTGGCCGACCTGAACGACCTCGCGGACCTCGCGCCCGCCGCACCCGTCGCCCGCACCACGGTCGTCCGTGAGCCGATGGAGTCGCTCGGCGACCAGTTCGTCAACTCGCCGCAGTACAAGGCGCTGATGAACAGCTACGGCGGCTCGATCCCGTCGAACCAGCGCGTCCACATGGACGCCGCCCGGCTCGATCTGCAGGCCGCTCTCGTCACCGACCCCGGCCTGGCGAACCCGACCGTGCGCGTCTCCCCGGTGTCGCTCACGGTGGTGGACCTCTTCGAGGCCATCACCGTCATCAACGACAGCCCCCAGGCCGTGAAGACGTTCACGTCGACGTGGACCGACGCTGCCGCCGTCGTCGCTGAGGGCGCGCTGAAGCCCGAGGCGTCGCTGTCCTGGAACCCGGTGGACTTCACCCTGAAGACCATCGCCCAGCACGTCCCGGTCACCACGCAGGCGCTCGGGCACAACCCGACCCTTCGCAGCCGGATCGACACCTACCTCGTGAACGGCATCCGCGCCAAGATGCAGGCACAGGTCGCCGCCGCGCTGGCCGCGGCTGCCGGCGTGCAGACGCAGGCATACGTCACTGACCTTCGCACCACCCTGCGTAAGGCGCTCACTAAGGCCCAGCTCGCGCAGTCGCAGCTTGGTGGCGGCCCGATCGCCACGCTCGTCTCGGCCGCCGACGCCGAGACGCTGGACCTCGAGGCGATGGCCGCTGCCTACACCATGAACGGTGAGGGGCCGCTGCAGGTCCAGACCGCATGGCGCACCCCGCTCGTCGTCGTGGGCGCGATCCCGTCCGGGTTCTCCTACACCGGAGACCTGAAGCAGATCGAGCTCTTCACCTCCGGTGGGATCAACGTCATGACGGGCTGGATCGATGACCAGTTCATCAAGAACAGCCTGACGATCCTCGGCGAGACCGAGTCCGAGGCGAACGTCTTCCAGGCGTCGCTGCTCGTCAAGACCGACCTGACGGCCTGACCTACCCCTCGTCGCTGACCCCTGCCGCGCTCGTCGTGGCGGGGGTCAGCGCACCCCCTGACAGGAGACCCCTGATGGCTCGACTCGTTGTGTGGCGCGGCTCCCAGTTCGACGCCGACAACCTCCCGCCGTTCGTGGACGCCTCCGAGTGCGTCCCGGCCGCGGAGTGGTTCGCGGCCAACCGGACCCCGAAGCGCGCGCCGGCCGTGGTCGTCGAGAAGCCGACCCCGAAGCGGAAGCGCTGACCCATGACCCTCCCCCCGCTCGCAGACCTGCCGGTCGGCACGGACGAGGCCGCATGGCTCGCCGCGTGCGATGCCGTGCGCGGCTACTGCGAGTGGCACATCGCGCCGTCTGTGACGGAGACGCTCACCCTTGACGGGCCGGGCGGCTCGGTGCTGCACCTGCCGTCTGCGCACGTGACCGCCGTCGCGTCGGTGGCGAACAACGGCACCGCCGTGGCCGACCCGCAGTGGTCCGCGTCCGGCATGATCCGCGCCGACTACGGGCGGTGGACGGAGCGGTTCCGCGGCGTCGTCGTCGAGCTTACCCACGGCTACGACGAGTGCCCGGCGGATATCCTGAAGGTGCTGCGCGACCTCGTCGACGGTGCGGGCCGCACGGGCGTGGCTCAGGTGACGTCCGGGTCGCACTCGGTTCGGTATGGGCCAGCGCTGGACTCTGAACAGCGCGCCACGCTCGACCGCTACCGCCTGGCCCCACTGCCATGATCGGCCCCGTCGTCGCGGCGACGTTGCCGCTGATGCGTGCGCACGCACAGTCGCTGATGACCGACGCGTGCACCATCGAGCGACTGACGTCCAGCTGGGATGAGGCGCTACAGAAGACGGTGACGACGTGGGCCACTGTCCATGCGGCTGTCCCGTGCCATGTCGAGGAGCCCGCCACGTCGTCGCGGTCGCTGCTGACTGATGAGGCCATGACGCTCGAGGCGCCCCTGGTGAAGGTCGCGCACGACGTGGCCGGCGTCAAGCCTGATGACCGCGTGACCATCGCAGGCCGTGACCCGATGTGGGTCACCCGCGCCGCGCAAGACGACCCGTCGCACCCGGTCGAGTTGCTGATCTTGTGCAGGTGGGCCAAGTGAGCGGGGCCGAGTTCGCCCGGTTTGCCCGCGACCTTGCCCGCGCCGCGTCGGGCATCGACCGCAAGGCCAACGCCGCCATTGACCGTGTGGGCCGTGGCGCCCTGGCGACGGCGAGGGTTGCTGCGCCGACCGACACGGGTGCGCTGCGACAGGGCTTGTCGCTGCGGCGTCAGGGCTCGCGCGCCGTAGTCGAGTCGGACACTTACTACTCCGCGTTTCAGGAGTTCGGCACGTCCCAGATGGCGCCCAACCCGTTCATGGGTCCGGCGATCGACCGCTGGGCGCCGGAGTTGGTGCGCGAGGTTGAGCGCATCCGTGACGGCGTGGTGGACGAGCTGTGAACGTCACGACGACCGCGGTTCACGCGATGATCAAGGACGTCCTCACGGCGGCCGGACTGTACGTCACAGACGGCCCCGCGACGCACCTGCCCACGGTGGGCGGCGTCGTGTCGCAAGCGGCCGTCCTATGGCCGGCTCCGGGGCTGCACACCTACACCCGCGCCTCTGGTGACTCGTCGGGCCGCGCCGACCGGGTGGTCATCACCTGCGTCGGGTCGACGGTGCTGGACGCGCTGGCCGTGGCCGACAAGGTCGAGGCCGCGATCGGCGGCATGCGCCTGTCTGCGAAGGGCGGCACGTTGCGCCAGACCCTTGCCACCGCCCCGGCCCCTGAGCCGAATGCCGACCCTTGCCGCGTGTCGTGCGCGGTCGAGTACGCCGCGATCACGAAGGGCTGACCGATGGCTGAGAATCCCGCACTGTTCGTGCGCGCGTCCACCCCGAACGGGCACCGAACCGTCTCCGCTGTGGCCGCCGCCCGTGCTGGCTGGCAGGTGCTGGACGCGCCCGCCGTGGACGGTTCCGGCCGACCGCGCCCGCCGAAGCCTCGCGTCGCTGTCGAGGGCGCACCGAAGCCGCGCAAGCGGCGCACCCCCAAACTCCGCGCCCCCAAGGTCGCGGCGACCCCCACCACCGAGCCCGAGGCCGTCTCGGGCGACACTCCCAAGGAGTAGGACATGGCAACCGAAGCAATCCAGGGCGTCGTCGCTGCTGGCAACGCCCCGAAGTGGATCATCCAGGCCGACCAGATCACGACGGACCCCGTCGAGGGGACGTGGTCGATCCCGCTGACCGCGCTGACCCACGCGACCACGGTCAAGATCGACTGCCACATGGACACGGGTGACTTCACCCTGACCCGCACGCCGACGACGAAGAGCCGTCAGCGCATGTGCCAGAAGGCGGCCGAGACGGTGAAGACGGGCGAGACGATCGACGTCACCATCGCCGGCGTGTACGACCAGCAGGAGGCGATGGCTTCCGAGATCAACGAGGCCTATGCGGCCCTGCCCGAGGGCGACCTCGTCTACGTGGCGTCGGCGTACGGATGGGACTCCTCGGTCACCCCGACCGTGGCGACGGTCATCGACCTTGTCAAGGGCACGGTGCAGTCACGGCGGAAGAACGAGCCGGCCGCGGCCGACGAAGACCTGAAGTTCCAGGCGACCCTCTCCGGTTCGGCCTACTTCGCGGACGTCGCGCTCACCGGCCCGTGACCTGACCCGCACTCTCCTGCCGCCCGGCTTTCGACGGGGCCGGGCGGCAGGTTCACCGTCGATCCCGTCGACCGTCGAAGGGGCAGCCATGAGGACTACCGTCCTGAACCACTTTCACACCTTCCACCCCGAGGCGCAGGCGGAGTTCGACGCCCTCGTGCGCGAGGAGAAGCGCCTCACGCTGGAGATCGCCCGCAAGGCCGAGGGGGACGCACCCCCGCCGCCGAAGCGTCGAGCGTCGCAGAAGTTGCCGCCGTCCCTCGATGATGAGCTGGCTGCGGTGCGCGCCAGGATGGACGAGCAGCGCGCCATCATCAAGTCCGGCATCGTGCGCGTCATCGTCAAGGGCCTGACCCGTGGCGAGTTCCGGCGCCTACTCACCGAGCACAAGCCCCGCCCCAACGAAGACCTTGACGAGCGGCTGGGATACAACACGGACACGTTCGGCGACGCCCTGATTCAGGCGTGCATCGTCGGCACCCAGTCGCAGGACGGCGAGACGGTCCCGTGCGAGTGGGACAAGTGGGCCGATGACATGACGAACGGGCAGTGGGAGGAGTTCTTCACCGCCTGCCTGAAGATCACGAACGACGGCGCCCCCTCTCTCCCTCGGTAGCGCGCCGCCTCCGTGAGGATGCCGCCGCGCTTGCGGAGGCAGAGGCGGCGCGCTCGATGGGCCTGACCATCGACCAGTGGGACGCGCTGGATGAACACCAGCGGGCGCACGCGCTCGCCCCGTCGCTGATCCACGCCGAGCTCGAGGCGGGCCGCTGCTCGCAGTGTGGTGGCCCCGCGTCCGTGTGCCAGGACGCAGACAACCAGCACGCCTACGTCGTGACCTGGCGCCGCTGCTACCGCACGCGAGCCGTGCGCGAGGCCGAGCGCACCCGCAAGGACACAGACGGCGTGATGGCCGTCGTCACGCTGAACCCCGCCCTGAAGAAGTCCGCGCAGAAGAAGTAGAGGGAGGCGTGACCCGTGGCTGACCGTACCGTTCGCGCCATCTTCGAGGCCAAGGTCTCCGGCGCCCGCAAGGGCCTGACCGACCTGTCGCAGGACGTCGCCAAGACTGGGAAGTCCGTCGACGTCCTGACCAAGGACCTGAAGACGCTCGACGCGGTCAAGGTCAAGCCTGACGTGGACGTCAAGATTGACGACGCGAAGAAGCGCCTGACCGACCTCAAGGGCACCCTTGCCGACCTCAAGGGCATGGACGCCTCCCCTGAGGTGGACGTCAAGATCGCGGACGCCCAGGCGCGCATCAAAGAGGTTCGCGCCGAGATCAAGGAGCTGACCGGGACCAAGGTTGAGGTCAAGGTCGAGGCGGCGATCAAGGACGCCGAGAAGAGCATCAAGGACCTGACGCTCAAACTCGGCGAGCTCCGCACGATGGAGGTCACCCCGGAGGTGACCGCCGACATCCGTGCGGCTGAACGGTCCCTCGCCGATGCCCGCAAGGCGCTGCGTGAACTGAACGCGGCACGGGCCGAGATGACGGTGACCGCCGACACCAAGCCCGCGAAGAAGGCCATCGGTGACCTCGCTGGCGACGTCGCGGACGCGGGCGCTGAGGGTGGCGACGACGCTGGCATCGCAATGGTCAAGGGGATCCTTGCCGGGCTGGCGTCCATCCCCATCGTGGGCGCTGTCGTCGGCATCGGTAAGGCCATCGCGGGCGGCATTCTGGATGGCATCCAGCAGGGCCTAGCCATCGAGGCGGAGCGGGACCTGTTCAGCGCCCGCACTGGGCTGGACGAGGCGACGTCTGCACGGTTCGGTCGCGCCGCGGGTGAGGCGTACGCGAACGCGTGGGGCGACTCCATCGCCGGGAACCTGGAGACGGCCCGGGTGGCGTTGGAGCAGGGCCTCATTGACCCCGACTCTGTTGACGCCGACGTCGAGGCTGTCATTGCGTCCCTGTCCGGCATTGCGGACATCATGCAGGCAGACATCCCCGAGGCTGCCCGGGCTGCTGGGCAGATGATCAAGACGGGGCTGGCCGACAACGCCGACGAGGCGTTCGACATCCTCGTCGCCGGGTACCAGAACGGCGCCGACGCCTCGCAGGATCTCCTCGACACGTTCGGCGAGTATTCGACTCACTTCCGTGACCTCGGGCTGTCGGGGCAGGAGGCCACGGGGCTGCTCATCCAAGGGCTGGAGGGCGGCGCGTTCAACGCGGACAAGGTCGCCGACTCGCTCAAGGAACTGACGATCAAGGTCAAAGAGTTGGACACGACCGCTGCTCCGGCCCTCGAGAAGCTCGGGCTGAGTGGCAAGGAGATGCAGGCGGCGTTCACCGAGGGCGGCCCGGCTGCGCGTGACGCGCTGGACCAGATCCTCACGAAGTTGGCCGCGGTCGAAGACCCGGCAGAGCGGGCGAAGCTGGCCGTGGGCCTGTTCGGCACGCAGGCCGAGGACATGGCTGCCGCGCTGGGCAACCTGAACCTTGACACCGCGGCCGCCGAGATGGAGCAGGTGGGGGAGTCTGCGGGCGCTGCCGAGCGGGCGCTGGCGACGATGAGCGACAACACCGCATCCAAGATGGAGTCTGCCAAGCGCAACGTCGAACTGGCGATGGACGGCATCAAGGGCGCGCTGGCTGAGGCGTTCAGCGACGAGATCGGCGGGGCCGCTGACTGGGTGGCCGCGAACCGTGCGCCGCTGATGCAGTTCTTCCTCGACGTCATCAACGGCACCTTCGAGATGGCTGGCGCGTTCGTCGAGTTCTCCGCGTCTGCGCTGGACGCTATCGCCGATATCGCGTTCGGGCTCGCTGCCTTGATTGAGTCAATCCCATTCGTTGACGACTCGCTGTCGACTGCGCTCTACAACGTTGGGGGCGCCGCGGCTGAGGCTGCGGTGGGTATCCGCTTCGAGATCCCCGCCGCGCTGGATGAGGCGCAGGCGAAGGCGAACGCTTGGGCGGCGCCGGAGCTACTGAAGGCGCGCATCCATGACGCGACGATGGCGATGACTGCGGACATGGATGATTTCTCTGCGACGGTGGACGCCTCCGGCGGGACGGTCACCATCAACGGTGACAAGGTCAACGCTGAGAAGGCGCTCGACCTGATCGTGGCGAACATCAACGCCGAGGACGGCACCGTCACAATCAACGGCGACCGGGTGCCCGCGGAGGATGCGCTGGATACCATCATCCGGCAGATCAAGGCGGGCAAGGGTGACGTGACCATCGGTGGCGACACCGGCCCGGCTGAGGGCAAGCTCGCCACGGTCAAGGGCAAGATCAGCCGTTCCGAGGCGTCCATGACGATCAACGCCAACACGGGCGCCGCTGAACGCGCCCTGGCGAACCTGTCCCGTGACCGCTTCGCCTACCTCAACATCAAGGTTCGGGGCGGCACGCAACTGGCCGGCGCGCACGAGGGCGGCTGGACTGGACGCCTCGCCCCCGGCCTGAACGCTGGCGGCTGGGTTCCCGGCTCCGACCCCGGCTACGACAACATCCTGTGGCCGCTCAACTCGGGTGGGCGCACCCTGGCACAGCCCCTCGCGGGTGACGAGTACGTCGTCAACAGCAAGGACTCTGCCTACTGGGGTCCGGTGCTGGAGTGGATGAACGGTGGCGGTCGCCCATCGTCCGCGCCTGTCGGCTCCGGTCGTATGCAGATCGAGGGCACCGTCGACATCGGCGGCGGCGTCATGGGTCGCCTGATCGGAACCGCTGAGATCGTCGAAGACTTCGTCCGCATGGCCCCCACCCGTTCCCGAATGCAGGCAGGGGTTCGCTGATGGCAACCAGTGCACCGGCCCCAGCCGTCTCGGTCACCGCCACCTACGTCTCCGATACCCGCGTCGACGTGTCATGGGTGCGCCCTGCGTCGGCCGATGTCACCGCCACCAAGTGGGACAAGACCCGCATCGACCGCTTCTCCAGCAAGCACGGATGGTCGACGGTCGGCACAGTGTCGGGCACGGCCACGTCGTTCGCTGACGGCACGAGCCCTGACCGGTCCTACTACTACCGCGTGCACGGCGTGAACAACATTGGGGTTGCCGCGGGGACCCTGTCGGGCACGGTCTACATGAGCCCGGACGCGCCATCTGCGGTGGCTGCAACCAAGGATGGCGCGGGAAACATCATCGTGTCGTGGGTGGACAACTCCGACATCGAGACGTCCTATCAGGTCGAGGATGGGACGACCCTCGTCGGGTCGCCGGCCGCTGGGCCTTTCACCCACGCGGCCCCGGACCCGATGGTCACGCATCAGTACCGGGTGCGGGCTGCCGTGCCCGGCCCGCGCTACTCCGCATGGTCGGCGTACTCGAATACGGTCGCGCTGCTCGGCTTCCCGGCCGCCCCGTCGCTGCTGTCCCCCAATGGCGTCTCGGTGTCCCTCGATGCCGCGATCACACTGTCGTGGGTACACAACCCGGTGGACACGACCCCGCAGACCGCGTATGAGCTCCAGCACCGCGTCGTCGGGTCCGGCTCGTGGACGACGCTGACGGGCACCACGGCACAGAGCCGCGCCGTCACCTACGCCAGCCAGAGCAACGTGGAGTGGCAGGTCCGCACCAAGGGCGCACACGCCTCGTACTCGCCGTGGTCTGCGCTGGCGACGTTCACTGCCACCCCGACCCCGACCGCGCTCGTGGTCACACCGGGCGCGACGGTCACCGCCCCGTCGGTGGCTGTCACCTGGGGCTACTACCACGCGGGCGGCAACGCCCAGACCGGCTGGCAGGTCGAGGTCAGCCAAGGCGCGACCCTCGTCGCGTCGGCGTCTGGTACCGGCACGACTGCGGCGTGGACGTCCCCGTCGATCCTGGCCGATGGTGGCTCCTACTCGGTGCGAGTGCGCCTGCGTGAGTCGTCGGGGCTGTGGTCTGACTGGTCCGTTCAGGCGTTCACCGTTGACTTCCCTGAGCCGAACGCCTCGACGGTGACGGCGACGTGGCAGGACGGGCTGGGACACGTCCTGATCGACATCACCGCAGTCTCCGGCGGCGGCAAGCCTGCGACGGTCTCGCACGACATCGCGCGCAGCGTCGACGGTGGGCTGACGTGGGAGCCGCTGGCGTCGGGTCTCGGCACGGTGACTTCGTACCTTGACTGGGAGGCCCCGGCTGCTGGGACGTACCAGTACCGGGTGGTTGCGCACAGCGCGGCCCCGAGCATGATGGCTACCACTGTCAGCGTGACCGTGGCTGACATCCCGATCAACTGCGTCATTTGGATCAGTGGCGGGCATTCGTTCTCGCGGGCATGCGCGATCGCGTGGAACCCGCAGCGGTCGTTCGAGAACGGTCGGGCGCGCACCCTGAACAACTTTGACGGGCGCTCCCTGCCGGTGGAGACCAGCGCAGTTCACGTCCCGCGCAGCATCGCCGTGCAGGCCGACATCCTCCCGCCCGCCTACAACGAGGGCGCGGCCACGTTCGAGGAGCTGGAGGCGCTGTTCGACGAGCCCGGCCCACACCTTTACCGCGACCCATCCGGGCGCGTGATGTACGGCACCGTTTCCCCACTGGGCGCGTCGACTGGTTCGCAGGTCGGCGTCTATGCGGCCTCCTTCAGTATCACCCGCTCTGAGCGTTCGACGGCGGCGCAGGCCGAGTCGATGTCTGGCTACTTCGAGGAGATCGCGTGACGTCTCTCGCGGACGCCTGGCCCGTGCTCACCGGCCCCCGCGTCGAGGACTCGTGGGTCGAGGTCATCCACGCCACGGCCGGCGTTCCCCGCATTAACCTGATCCCCGCCGCCGCGTCCTTCGAGGACGGGACCATGGGCGGCTGGGGGGTGAGCTGGTTCGGCTCTCCCGGGGCCGTCGCCCTGCTAAACTCGACGACCCGCGCCTACGGGAAGGGTGCCCGCTCGATGCGGATCACCTACCCGAATATCGCGGCCGGCTCCGGCCCGCAGTACGTCTTCACGACGACCCCCGGCGTCCGCTATACCGCGCAGGTGCCCGTCTGGGTCCCCGCCGCCTCCCCCGCGGTGCGCTTCGGCGACCCGTTCGGGAACACGTCGACGACGGTCTCGACGATCAAGGACGACTGGCAGGTGCTCTCGATCACCTTCACGGCCCCCGGGACGAACGTCTACTTCACGCTCCGGTCGACCGCCGCGACGACCGGCGTCGAGCAGGTCTGGGCGGACCAGCTCAAGGTCTTCGTCGGCGAAGGAGCAGACCCGGAGTTCTCCACGGAGTCTGTCGCTGGGCGGCTCGACGGCGTGACCGACTGCAAGGTCGAGCACAACGTCAACGCGCAGATCCGCGGCGGATGCTCCCTGTCGCTGCGTGACGTGGGGCAGGATCTGGACTGGTCGTCGGTGCGGTTCCGCCCGTGGGTGCGCGTGAACAACCTGACGTGGCCGCTCGGTGTGTTCCTGCCCGCGTCGCCTTCCCTGTCGCACGACGAGTTCGGGTCGGCGTGGGACGTGCCGTGCCTCGACAAAACGAGCATCCTCGACCAGGACGTGATGACCACCTCCTACAGCGTCCCAGCGGGCGCCGTCGTCACGGATCAGGTGGCCGAGCTCATCGCAGGGGCGGGCGAGGCATCCACCGCGATCACCCCGAGCACGCTGACGACCCGATCCCCGCAGACGTGGGAGCCGGGCACGTCACGCCTGCGGATCATCAACGACCTCCTCGACGGCATCAACTACTTCTCACTGTGGGCTGACCGGCACGGCCAGTACCGGGCCGAGCCGTACCGCCGCCCGCAGGACCGTTCGTTGGCGGCGACGTTCGCGGCGGGCGATGCTGCGATCCACTCGCCCCGGTGGAGCCGCGCGCAGGACATCGCGGGCGTGCCCAACCGCACAGTCCTCATCGTCGAGGGCGATGAGGACACCCCGGGCATGACCGCCACCGCCGACAACACTGACCCGGCGTCGCCCTACAGCATCCCCTCGCGGGGTCGTGTCGTGGCGCGCACCTACACCGGGGTTGAGGCTGCGGATCAGCCGACGCTCGACGCGCTAGCCGCCCGATACCTTGCCGACGCATCCACCCCGTCCGCAACGCTCGAGGTGCAGCACGCGTCGGTGCCGCTCGACGGGAACGACGTGGTCCGGTTCGCTTCCGCTGGTGTCGACACGCTCGCCGTCGTCGAGGGCTGGCAGGTCGACCTCACCCCCGGTTCGCTGATGGCCGGCACGTGGCGGGAGGTGGTGTCGTCGTGAACCCCCTCGACATGCTGCTGCCGACCGCGGACTCCAAGTCCGACACGGTGACGCTTCGGGTTGGGACCGCCGCAGCGGGTGGGGTCCTCCTGGCTGGCGACACCGACCCCGTGCCGGTCGCAGTGACGATCGGGTCGCCGGGGATCGGCGACAAGGTGCTGGTGGCGCAACGGGGGCGGCGCGTGTACGTCATCGCGCAGCCTGAGCCGTTGCCGGTGGATGTGTCCACCGCATGGGCCGCGCCGACTCTACTCAACTCGTGGGTGACGTCGGGTGGGGCGAAACCGACTGTCGGGTATCGCCGTGACGCTACGGGTCGGGTGTGGCTGCGCGGCACCGTCAAGTCGGGCACGGTCAACACGATCATGACCCTGCCGGTCGGTTTCCGCCCGGTCGGTGAGCAGACGTTTGTGTGCCGCGCCAACGCCGGCCTCGCCCGAGTTGACGTCACCGCGTCGGGGGATGTTGCACTGAGGGCATACATCTCCAGCGGCACCAACGCTGATGTGGCGCTCGACGGCTGCTCGTGGGAGGCCACGCCGTGACCCGCGCAGCACTCGCAGACGTCAGCGTCGGGCAGGTCGCAGTAGTCGTCGGCATGGTCGGCCTCATCGTCGGCACCGTGATGAAGGCGTGGCCGTGGCTGGCCCGGCTCAAGGACTTCTTCGACGACATGATGGGTGAGCCTGCCCGGCCCGGTGTGCCCGCCCGGCCGGGGGTGATGGCGCGGCTGGCGACGAACGAGGCCGCGACTCAGGACGCGGCGGTGGCGGCGTCGCAGGCGGCGACCGACGCGAAGACGGCGGCGACGGCGCTGCACGAGATCAGGGCGTTGGTGCGGTCGGCGGAGTACCACTCCAAGCCCAACGG